AGCCAGCATGTCAGGTGGAAGTGTAGTTGCAACAGCAACAGCAGGGTCGCCAGTATCGACTATAGTTAATCAGGTTATCCCTGCTAACTGGAGTGATCAAACGAAGTATAATTTGGTTATGGTGAAATCAAGTTCAGATTCTACTAAATTGAAAACTCCAATAGCTCCGGTTATAACATCAGTTACGTTATATGACGGTTCATCTCCCGAAGCGTTATCAGCTTGGGGAGCAGGCGCAGGCGGTGATTATGAAATCGTTGCCGATAATGACAGTTTTTCAGGATGGTCGATTATATTTAATTCGGCCGGTATGGTTTTGGGTACTCCAAAAGCAAGAGCAATAACAATTGTATACAATACGAATACTCCGACTGCAAAAGAAACCGTTGCAACCGGATGGAGTTCTAAACTTTTGACAGCATACAAAATAAAATTTGTTCATACGGATTCAGCAGGTCTCACAAGGGGCGGAGAAATTTATTCAGTAACTCCGAAATCACCTTTTGACTTTTCGATTAAGGGCGTTGATGACAATGACCTTGAAGAAATGGCATTAAGTTTTGAAGGATATTGTGATCCTAACTTAACAGACGGCGCGGCTTTAATTTCAGTTTGGGCTGACACAGGTTGCGCATAATAATAAGATATCCAGGCGGATTCCTCCCCGCCTGGATATTCTTTATGGCTTTATAAATTTATTATAGGAGTCTTTATGAGTAAAAAAATAACATGTGTTATCCCTTATCGGGAGGATGGTAGGGACAAGTCAATCAGTGTAGATATAGATTTTATATCAAAATATTGCTATGATTTATATGCTGAATTAATGATAGGTGTTCAGAAGATCACGGCTATTTATGACGAGTATAAAATACTTGAAAATGAAGTTGAAGAATTAAGAAAGACAAGACCTGATAATTATACAGAGGAAATTAACAAGAAGATTCAGCGCGGAAAAGAAATTGATGAACTTGGTAAAAATTTTGATTTAAAAGGATATGAAGAAAAACGTTGGAGACTTCTACAAAAGATTTTACTTGATAACAAAGTAAAACCTAATCAGGAAGAATATGACGTTATTAAAAAAGAATTAACAGAAGCTATTAAGCTTAAAAATGATATTCAAAAGAAACAGAAAGAAAATGTTTTGAAGTCTCTTGAAGAAAGAGAGAAGTTATTCACAATAGCTTTTTGGGAAGAAATGGTAGAACGGGAACAGTTAATGGATTTTCTGGGAAAAGTCATTAACAAGGATATAGAAATAATCGGCTCAAAAAAAAAGATGTAGTTAAAACACAATGGTCGAAGCTCAGGTTGTTTCTATGTAAGCATGTTTTTAATACATATTATACGGAAAAAGAATTTAATGAAAAATTCGATTATGCGGAGATATGGGAAGCAATAGACGTTTTATCATATTTTATAACAAAGGAAGAACAGGAAGCAATCTGGAAAATAACATACAAACCTTTTCAGGTGTTTAAATAATGGCTACGCAAATCGGAGAAATTTTCTACAAGATCACAGGCGAGAATTCGAGTTTAAAATCATCTTTAAACGAATCCGAATCCGCTGTAAATAAGACCGCAGAATTCTTTAAAAAAGCTGCGGAATTTATCGGCTTGGCCTATGCGGCAGATAAAATAAAAGATTTTGTAAAAGAATCTATTTTTGCAGCCGCAGAAGCAGAGTCAACCGGAAGACGATTTCAAGGAGTATATAGTGGCATAGATAAAGCGTCTTCTGAAGCATTGCAAAATTTAATGAAAAATTATTCACTTACGGAAGGTGAAGCTCAATCAATGCTGTCGTCAAATGGACAAATTCTTCAATCTATGGGTTTGACTAAAACAGCATCTTTAGATTATAGCAAATCTCTTGCAGGACTTGCTGTAGACCTTGCGTCTTTTGCCGGAAAGAGTGATGATGTGGAAGGGGCTAACAGGGCTTTAGGAATGGCTCTGGCAGGCAATACAAGGGCGTTAAGAGAATATAATATAGTTCTTAAACCTGATGCATTAAAAGAATTCGCTGCGGCTATGGGTGAAGACATTACTAAAATGACTGAAGCTGAAAAGGCTAATTTGACATTACAATTTATAATGCAGAAGACTTCAGGCGTAACTGGAGATTTTACACGCAATTTATACACTTGGGGAAATCAGTTAAGAATAGCGAAGGGCAATGTTGATGAAACGCAAGAATCTATTGGAAGAGCATTACTTCCTACAGCAACAGCGTTACTTGTTATATTCAATAAGATGATCCAACCTGTTCGGGAAATGGCAGATAAATTCAACGAATGGGCGCATAGTGCGGAAGGCGTAGCAGCTATTTCTGAGGTACTTGGTACTACATTTGGCACTATAGCGGCGATAGCTACAATTTTAAAAAATGCCGTAATAACATTATTAATGCCACTCAATGAGACAAAAGAATCATTCAGTAAGTTAAGCGGTATGGTGACGACCACAACTGACAAATGGGAAGTTTTCGGGAAGATAGTCAATATTGTAATGTTCGCATTAAAGGTTGTAGGTACAGTAATAGCGGGTGCAGTTACATCTTTTATTGACTTAACAGTTGTAATAATTAAGACCGGACAGATGATAAATGCTTTTTATGATGCATTAAGCAAAAAGAAAAGCTGGGATGATTTCAAGAAGTCTGCCGTTGATGTTGGAGAGTCTTTTAAAACACTTGGTAAGAATGCAGTTGATATGTATATCAAACTTGGAAAGGATACTGAAAAGTTTGTAAAAGACTTTAAAAAAGATTCTGATAAAATTGGTAAAGATATTGAAAAAACATATAAAGAGGTTAAAGCGGATACTGTAGCAATCGTTAAAGAAGTTGCTGTTGGTTCAAAACAGGCAATAAGCGGAGTCAGTACAGTAACATCTACGACTTGGAGGCAGACTTTAAATGGAATGCAGACTGCTGCTCAACAGTTTGCAACTCAGACAGATAAAGTATTTAAGAGTTTAGGTGATGGTATAATGGCAATCTTCGGAGCTATCGGGCAATACTACTCTGCTATGACAAATAGCGAAATTGAATCACTCAATAGAAAAATGCTTGCTGAAGAAAGGGCGGCTAATGTTGCAGATGATACAGCAGTCGAATCAGCGCAGAAACGACTTGAAGCAGCTATATCGGCAGATGATCAAGAGGAAATTGCAGCAGCACAGAAAGCATTAAAGAAAGCACAAATTGAGGAAGCATATCAGAAGCAGATTGCTAAAGTCCAGTATGACGGGGCGATGAGACAGTGGAAACTTGAAAAAACAGTCGCTAAAATAGATATGTTCCGCGCTCCTTTGAGTGCTTTTGCGGCTACTGTTGGATCGGCTCCGGCTCCGTGGGGCATCGCTTTGGCTGTAGCGGCTGCGGCTTTGTCTCTGGCAGCAGCAACAATCAAATATAATGCAGTTGAGCAATCGCAACCGCAAGCTCCGGGATTTGAAAAAGGCGGTGTCATTCCGGGACATAGTTTTTCAGGCGACAGTATGCTTGTAAGAGCAAACAGCGCGGAAATGATACTTACTCAAAGCCAACAGGCAAAATTGCTTGACTTAGCTACTAAGGGCGGTGATAGATTAGATCAAAATATCACGATCCCGGTTCATATCGGTAATGAAAAGTTGGCAACTATAGTTTATAATAAAACAAAAAGCGGAGAAATGCTTGTTCATTCTCGCGGGATCGTATCGAGGTAATATGCAGCTGTTATGGGATAACCTAATTTTTCAATCAGGACTTACTTCTCCTACAATGACAATAACAACGTTTTCGGAGAATCTCAACTACTTAGCATTAACCGCGTTTAATGATACAAAATTATCACGTATATATAAGTCTATCGGATGCGCTACAGAATGGGTAAAATTTTCTTTTACTGCTCCTGTTGCTGCTAATTATTTTTCGATAATGAATCATAATTTGACGGCGGGCGCGACTGTAAAAATTCAGGGAAATTCAAGTGATTCCTGGGGCGCGCCTGCTTTTGAGCAGACTATTACAATCAACGCAGCAGTCACAGGCGTTACTACCTGGGCTGTTGCAGCGTTCTCAGCTACAAAGACATATCAGTACTGGAGATTATCCCTTGTAGACGCATCCAATCCGGACACTTATATTAAAATTGGTTATGCCTTTTTAGGCGTTAGCACTGGTGGTATGGGAATCGATATTGATGGTATTGAAATACCCAAAAATTCGACTTCTCTTGTCCAGGAAGGATATAGCGGTCAAAGTTACGGAGACTATAGACTTAAATACAGAACAGCCGTTATTTCATTCTCAAACATCACAACGGCAGATAAGACGGCACTTGAAACATTTTTTGAAACATGCGATATAATCAGACCGTTTATTTTATTGCTCTGGGAACTTGACTTGACTACGCAATCACCTATTTATTGCAGATTAACAACAGATTTACAATGGAAAAAAGACGTAAGCCAGGGTTATATATGGATACTTGGAATGGAATTTAAAGAGGTTTTTTAATGGCAGGATCGATCCTAAATACATATAGCGATGTTGATGAAAATATTATCAATGTTGAAGATGTTCTTACTCAGGCATTTAAGGGTTATAATGTTTTAACCTTGACCCACATGGCAGATACCACAGTCCCGGCTATTACAGCAGGGAGTTGTATTGAAGTAAATGGATCATTGATTCAATTCAATTCAGAGGAAGCTATAAGTTTAATTGATCCGCATACATCGGCAACAGTAGCAAATGGGTATGTTTATATTATAATTAATGGAACGACTGGACTGGCATATTTTACGGCGACTGCCCCTACATGGAATGACGCAAAACAGGGTTGGTATGGTCTTACTACATGGGCTAACTGGCGTTATGTCTGCGTAGGGATGGGTAAAGCTACTTCTGTTTATTCTAATAAATTTTGCTTTAATAATTTTAATTATAATATTGTAAATAATATTATAGTTTTTACAGGAACAACGGATGCGAGTGCTCATATTTATATTCCATTACCTCCCGGTTACACAGAGGCAAATACAATAATTTTAGACGCGTATGTAATATTTAGTGGTGAAGCATTGCATAGATTATATGATGGAGTAACTACATACGTAGACGCTAAAGTTATTGCTGGAAATATTGATTTTATATTTAATGATTATCCATATCCTTATTATGTTATTGTAGGAAGGTTATAATGGCAGGAACAGTATTAAATACATATTCAAATATAGACACAAATATTTTAAATGTGCAAAATGTTTTAACTCAGGCATTTAAAAAATATAATACTCTGACCTTGACCCATATGGCAGACACTACAGTCCCAGCTATTGCTGCGAGTTCAGCGATTGAGATTGGTGGGAGTATAGTTAAATTTAGTTCAGAAGAAGCAATAAGTACAACAGACCCTCATACAGCTACTACAGTCGCAGACGGTGTTGTTTATGTAATGATCAATGGTGCAACTTGTCTTGCATATTTTACGGCGACAGCTCCTACATGGTCGGACTCCAAACAAGGTTGGTATGGGATAAGCGCGTATGCAGGATATAAATATATTCCTATCGCAATGATTAAAGCAAGCACATCATATTCATATAAATATTATTTTAACGATTATAATTATAACATTATAAATAATCCTATAGCTATTACCGGAACAACTCCAGCTTCTCCTTATACCAGTATTGCGTTATTACCTGGATTTACATATTTAAACACAATCATTCTTGATACTTGGATACTTGAATCTGGTGTCTATCGCAGACCTATATATATTAGTGGGACTGATTTTCTTTATGTGACAATATTACAGAGTTCGAGTGTAATTAGATTAACTTATTCAACTTCTCTTAGGGGACTTCCATATCAACTTTTGATTGCGCATTTATGATAAATCAAACAAGAAAAAATATACTATTTGAAGTAGACCAGCCGAAAGACCTATCAATAATTCTGGGTAATGCTAAATTATTGCCATATACCTGCGGATTATGGTATATAGTTATAACGCCTAACACTATCACATTTACAGATGATCATAGCATAGTTGGATATTATAGTTTAATAAATTCTGCTTTTTATAACTTTAAATCATTAAAAGTCGATAATATTGATTATACTGCTACTTATAGTATACCAGATGCAAGAAGTGAGGATTCATCCTTTTATTTTGATTTAGTTACTACACGGTTATATATTCATTTTGCAGATTTTGAACCTCCGCTGGATAAAAATCTTTTGCTTGGTATTGCGATAACTTATACGTGGGGTAATATTTCAAATCCGTACTTATGGGATGGGACTTATTCAGAACAAAGAATTTCAGCACTTTTTCCGCTTGTGAAATCAATTGACCCGTTATTCTGGGGTCTTCTTTCTTTTGAATCGAACGCAGTAACACTTATAAACAATGACGGTAATCTTGATGACTGGAGATCAAGAAATCTTTATTTGCAAGCTGCAAGATTTTTAATCGGGGATGATGGAGATGCTTATCTTGCCTATAAAACTATTTATCAGGGATTCGTATCAAATGATACACGTAAATTTGATGAATTCACAGTTACACTTCAAGACCCTCGCGCGGCATTAGTACAGCCATTATGTATAAATACATTTACTATTGCACAGTATCCATATATTAACCCCGATAATGCAGGCAGATATAAGCCTATCGCTTATGGTAAAATTTATGATGCAGAATGTGTGTGTGTGAATGAAACAGAAACAACGCCAGCTTATTATACATTTTTTTTATCCGATATAGAATGGTATCCGATAACTTCTCTTGATCAGGTTTATGTTAATGGTGTCCCGACTGCTTATTATAGCGTTAATTTAACTGCGGGTACGTTTCAAATGACTGCGGCGAGTGTTGTAAACAACTTGTCAAATGTCACAGCGCAATTTACAGCAACAGCAATTCAAAATGGTGTTGAGATTATTAAAGACTTGATGCTTAAATATAACGGGACATCTTATGTTGCGTCTTTATGGGATTTGACAGAAGTTGCTTTAGCTTCTGCAAGTGCTTTGAATACGAGTGTTTACATCAATACAAATGAAGCTAAACTATATGATGTCCTAACACAAATATGCGTTGATCTTGATGCTCGTTTCTTTCAACATGATAATGGTCTATGGACAATAAGGCTTTATGATCAGAATAGAGCAGTTAAGGCGACTACCGGAATAATACTTCAGGATGAATGGATAGGAGAACCGGAGATCGTTAATAATGCAGATCAGTTTTTAACTTCAGTAACGATCAATTATAAAAAAGAACAGAAAGACGGCGGTTATGCCGGGGTTTATACAAATACATCTTATAAAACAGCGACTTATGCAATTTTTAAAGCATATCAGGAAACTGTTATAAATACAAACCTTGTTACAGAAGCCGCAGCTATAGCGAAATCAAATACGATACTTAATATTTCATCAAATCCGCAGGACATCATTCAAAGGTCAGTATCAATAAATCATGACGATATTGAGATATGTGATTTTATTATCGCTTCGCCGTCTACAAGATTTAATCAAACTCCGGTTTGGGGTATTTATGAAGTCATGGCAACAGAAAAGAACTACGAAAATATGACATTTAATTATTCTTTGAGATATGTCCGGGTTCCAGTTTTGGCAGACTTTACAACAGCAGGAATAAGTCCAGCTTATACGGGAACTTTTGAAACAGTTCTATATAAATTTAGAATTTTATCTGATGGAGATTATCGGGTTACTTCAGAAGGCAATACAAGAATTATAGGAGAATAATATGGCATCGAAATTAATATCACAAATCACAGCAACAGCAACTTATGTAACCGGTACTGAATATGCGGAATTGGATGATGCCGCGACATCAAAAAAGATAACATCAGATAATTTATATCACATGCACAAATTATCAGCTGCTGCGTCATTGATGCAATTTACAAATAGTACAACAGGTTTAACCGCTACAGACGGATTAACAGTTGGGATAAATTCATCATCACAAGGGTATATCTGGAATTACGAGAATACTGATATTGTTATCGGGACGAATAATTTAGAGAGAATGCGGATATTAGATTCTGGATATGTTGGAATAGGAACATCTGCTCCAATCGATATTTTTCATGTCTCAGGAGGATTAAGTTATTTTGACCGATATGCATCAGTATCTGCTATAAATATAAGACGATCAAATGGAATATTAGCTACTCCAACTCAAGTATTATTAGGAGAAGAATTTGCAGCTTTGACTGGAGGAGCATACGGAGTATCATCTTTTCATAATTTAGCAGATATTAGAATGGTGACGGCCGAAACTGTTACTGAATCTGTTGGTGGCTCTTATATGATTTTTAGAACTACTCCGATAGGTAGCTTAACAAGAACAGAAAGAATGCGTATTGATAGCACTGGTTACGTCGGCATCGGTGTCACCCCCTCCAACCCTTTTCACGTCATGTCAACGATAAGTCCACAGGTTAGGATCGCTTATGATGGTACATATTTTACAACTTTTAATCAAGCGTCAAATGGTGTTTTATATATTACGGCTTCAGGAGGATTTGTTGTTTTAGCAGCAGGAAACGGATTAAGAGTAAGATCAAATGATGATGGCGAATATGGGCAATTAATACATGATGGTTCAAATTTAAATATTTCTACAAATGGCACAAACGCAGGCAACATCGTCATCACCAACACCAGTGGGTCGAACTTCGTCGGCGGCACCACCGCCCTGGACGCGACCGGCATCGCCGTGACCTACGTCAACACTGCGGCCCTGTCCCTG